ATCGCCGGCCTTGGCCAGCGTATCGCCCATCGAGGCGAATAGATTCGAGGCGCCAAATAATCCGCCTCCCGCTGCAAGTCCACCAGCCAGCATTCGCTGGCCCATCGCGGAAACGCTCTGACCCCAAGCCTTCAAGCGCTTGGAGGCAGCATTCAAGCCCTGAACCAGGTGCTTGTCGACTGCGAAAATCTCAACGAATACCTTGCCGGCTCGTATTCCAGATGCGTCAACCATGCGACTTCTCTTGCTGCTTCAAAATCCCAAGCTCGCTTAGCTCCTTCAAGGTTATCGTCTTAGCTTGCTTCTTCGTAAACGGATTAAAGTCATTAGGACTAAGCGCGTTGGTTCGCGGAGGTCGAAAGGCGTTGTACACTAAAGCCAAGATGTGAGATGTATGATTCCATTCATTTCGCTGTTTGCCTTCGACCATCCAGCATAACTCTCTCAATGTCAACGGCCCTGGATTCACTCCGACGATCCCGGCGAGTTCGTAAACGATTCGCCAATGGTCGTCAGAGCTGCTTCGATTTCTTGTGCTAGCTTCGGACTGTTCAACTTTGCCTTGATCATCTCCTTCGCCTTCTGTTCGAACATCCTGCTCTTTTCGATCGCTAGACGCAGCGTCTCTCTCTGACTCTGCTCGGGGAAAAAATCGACTAGCTCCTCCAGGAAAGCTGACTTCGCCGCGGCGATCGTATCGCCGGCCATGGCACTCGCAAAGTCAACATCGCTTATGTTCAATTGGTCCGCTTGTGGCTTGCAAATCACATAAATGACATCACATAGCAAGATGGGATCAAACATGAGACGCGGAAGGATGTTGCCAATATCAAGCAAGTCCTCCTTCAACAAATCACGCACTCGCTTAACCGCGTCAACATTAACGGCAATGGTCCATGTTCGTCCAGCAGCATCAACGAAAGTTCTCATACTGCGCTCTCCGACAATGTAGGCTTCATGGTAAAGTCAATGGTCGCCACGTCCTCGAGAGGTTGTCCGTTCGTAATGCTCACGACAATCCAACTGCCCGTGTAGTCGAGCGTCGGGTCGGAAACGGTAACCGTAATGGGTGTACCAGTCATGTAAGAATCAATCAAGGCCTGAACAGCTGCATCATCCGGAGAGTAGATAGCACTACCGCTGATCGTCCACTCTTTCAATGCAACGATCGTCTTCTTGATTCCGCCACTGCCGCGAGATGTTACATCAACCTCGCTTCCTCCCAGCTCAACCGTAACTTCTTTGGCGAGCTTCAACTCGTTCGCACCGATTGACAAAGTGCATTCACGACCAAGCTTCCAATTCGTAGCCATGCTCAATTCTCCTTATCGAACTGATGCCAGCCAAAACCTCGGCAGCTTATCACGGATTTTCTCAAGCGCAGGTCGCATGAAAGGTCGTCGAGGATAATAGCTCCCCATGTAATAACCACCAAATTCATGCGCCATGCCAACTTTGCCTGCCAAATGAACAGCAGGACCGATAATCACCAATTGACGACGCTTGTCAACGGCATACAAAATGGCCTTCGGAAGTCGTTTCGTATGCGTATGTGGAGGTGATCCTGGCGGCGATGCTCCAGCCTTCTTTTGGAAACTGCGCATTGCAATTTTTCGCAAAGCACCACCAGCATGCGACAGGCTCTTAATGTTGGCGTCTTTGGCCTTCTTGATGACTTTTTTGGTTTCGCTCTTGGTCTTAACAGTAATGCCTATCATCGCATGACCTGGAAACTTAACGTCAGTATGCTCGTAAAGCAGCGCAGTTCGTCAAGATGTTCAATGGCGTACAGAGGGTCATTCTCAACACGTGTGCATAATGCCGAAGGCATCGCCACTGGACGACGAAGACGAAAATACTGCGCCAATTGCTCCACCAACTCGAGCAACGGTTCAAGAGCACTGAAGTCTTCGTTATCCAGTCGACGCTGAATAGCAACGTCAACCTGATAATGGATCATATCACGCAGTCGGTCAGCAGGATCAATGGTCAAACTCCTCGGCACCACCGTAACACGTAAAACATCTAACTCAGCCAGCTCAAAGCGAGGCCTATAAGCAACCTCAGCTCGCAAAGGCAGCTTCCAAACTCCACCATTAATCTCCGCAGCTATGGCGCCGACTAATTGGCCCACTATGCTCATTATCAGCACCCACGAATCCAAACCGTTACAGCATGTGCCGCAATGATGCTAACGAAGCCAAGGACACCCGACAACATCCACAAAATGGCACGTACTTGAGTAGCCAAGCCTGTTCGCCCATTACCAAAAATCTCGTTCTCCAAGCGCTCAATACGCTTGGATTGCGCATCGTAAATCATGCGAATCTCGGCAATGGTAGCCTGAATGTCACGTAGTCGCTCGTCGATTTTTTCAAGTGTCCCGTCACTCAATTTACAGGTCTCCTTTCGGATCTATCATTCCACGGACAGCCCATGCATCCGTAAATGGTGACGACTTGAAGTAGCTTTCAGGCACGATGGCAAAGCCATTAAGACCCCAATCCTGTCCCCACGAATTAACGACCTTAATGCCCCAACCACGTTTACCATCGTAAACAAGCCCGACCCCGCACATGGCATGGCCACCACCTCCACCTCGATAATCAGGTAACCATCCGTCGGGATCAGGCTTGAAGTTATTCCCTACTAAGATGCCCAAGTTCACAGGAAAGCCATGCAATATAGCAGAAGCCAAATGATCAAAGGTCGGACAATCCCACGCCTCAACAATCCGAAACTTTTTGGCTTCTTCCTTCCAATGCGACGGCCAGCATCTTTGACGCCACTCAAGATGCGGTACCACATCAACCGGGCAAACTCCGTTTTTCTCAAGCTCCAAAATGGCATCGGCAATTACGGACCCACGATCAACGCCACCGTTGATGCGGCCGTACAGATTGCCAGCTGACAGCTCAACAAACGGAAGTCCTACTTGATGACGAATAACATGTAAGGCCTGTACTGAAGCAAATGCATTACAAGCTCCCTGTCCATCTTGATCAAGGACCTTAATCACAAGATGTGAGAAGTCGAGAGATTTCCATTCCGATCGTGGAATGATGTGGACTCTAGTACGGCTAGGCTGCTCACCAAAAATCGGATACACTTCCCCAGGCTTAGCAACCCGTGGAAGGCAACCCAAAAACCACCTACGATCATCAATAACAATCCAGTCCATATCTGCACTCACCGGAAAATACGAAACCTTGGATAAACTACGCGATTCCCACTGCTACTTTGATTGGAAGGACTGGAAACTACCAATCCAAACCGACGCAGCAGCGCTACGAACTCGTCACGATTCTGAGGAGCCTTACCATTGAAGACTTCAGCACCTTTGGCATCGATCACAAAGACCCTCGGAACCCCAAGCCTTTTAGCGGCCTCTACCATGGGAGCAAGGTCTTCCGGAGTGTTCCCAGATTCATCAACCACATCAACATCAGCAACGCGTAACTTCCAACCAGCCTTCTTCAAGGTTTCACGAATAACAGAATCCGTAATAGCCTTAGCTTGATCGGGAGTCCTATCGGCAGATTCTTCAATCCAAATCACGGTAAACGGCCCCTGTGGCAGAGGAGTAGGATTCGGATTGGGGTTCGGATTTGGACCAGGGTCGGGAGTAGGTTGAACGAGGTGGTATAACGACAAGACAGGAGGGTTGCCCTCTGCTGCCACAACCATTACCTGTCCATCTGAGCCTGCCAATAGGACCGCTGAACCAATATGTCCATCGTTAAGCGGAACTTGAAAAGGCACCTGATTGGCAAGCCTCGGCGTATCAGCTCTCGCCAACGAAAAGCCTAATAGTGCGACGACGAAAATCAGTATCCGCATACCATCAACTCCGTAGCGCTAAAATCAAACGAATAATCTTCACCAAAATCACAATCAACGTTACAGGATTCAGGTTCAAAGGATTGGATGCCAAGAGGTCAGCAGCATCAGCACCACCAAGCTCCACGGCACGTGTTGCAACAGATTCAGCAGGCTCGTCAGACTTTAGCAGTTCAAGAATAGACCTGAACACCTGATAGTAAGGCTGGAAGGCCTCGAACGACGCAAACGGAACCAAGAGCAACCACGATACGATTTGATCGTCGACGGTACTCCTCGTAAGCTTGGCCAGCTCGCTAGCTAGAACAAGGACCATGCGGCTCCACGTATACACCTGTTCAGGATTGTTAAGGTCCGGCAGGTCCAGGATCATGTCGGCCTTCTGAAGCAACTGGCGAATCTTGTGAACAATCTCAAGGAAGTCAGCCAAACGCATCTCAACAGGCATCATGGCTCGTTCTCCTTCAACTAACTTTCTTGGTGTGAATGCGTAATATCCGATGACAAGGATCGCTCCACCGCCATTCAGGCTCTCCGCCTGGAGCAAGCACTTCGTAAGTACCGTCATCGGCAACGATCCTGTCGCCTCGTCGGGGCAAAACCGTGCTACCGTTGATCATCAAATCGTTGGCATCAATCAAGTAATCACGATCAGTCCACACCATTCGCACGCCGCCAAAGCCGTCGTCGAGTTTGAGTAGGCTCCGCCCGACGACGGCTTGCAGCGCCACCTCATCGTTCCCCCGACGGTACACTACGTTTTTGGAGGCAAAGGCCTTCAGCTCTTCAGCAAGCCATTCAAGGCCTTCCTCAAATAAGTCGCCCATCGCTACCTCACTGGCTTAAACGTACACGAACTGTCGTTAAACCTGAACCAGCAGCGGCGACAGCCTTGCCAATCAATTTGTTGGTCCCACCTCCATCAGTCGTAACGGCTACTTTGTTCGTGGCATCCCAATAAACTTTCTGACCTGCCGTAAAAACAGTATCACTAGCTTTCACGATGTCAAAGATGCCAGACACAGCTAGTGCTCCCGTCGTACCTGCGGCAATCGGCCTCGTAGCGATGCCAACCAAATCGTCTTGAACTACAATATCTCCAGCAGCTATAGCAGAACTGGGAGTATAGTCAATACATTCGCCAGAGCTGACAAACACACCTTGCGGCATCGTTAGTCTCCTTTCTTATCAGACTTCACCTTTCATCTTGACCCCACCACGGTAATCTTGTAACGCCACACCGAAGTCGTGATAACCTCGCATTTGAATTCCCAATTGCGAGAAGTTGACGTCAGCCGTTTCAATGGTCGGACTCTCTTGTCCGTTCAGGAAAGCTACCTCAATTACAGGTAAGTCATCCGGACTAGCCAGTAGGTACCAAGCCTTTGACGAGTAACCCGAATAGCTATTGTTGTTGAGATAACGGCTAACCTCAACACGGAACTTGCCAGCATGCGGATTGGTCACGGGATACCGCACACCTGAACTCGTATCACGAATTTCGGTGGACTTGTAAAGCTGTGCTCCAAGAGCTGACAACGACGTCGGTACCAAGAGGATGGAAGGCATGATGCCCGTCGGCTTGCCATCACTGTCCTTCATATCCATGAACATCTGCTCGGCAAGCGTTAAGCCGTCGATACCTAGCGCCGTATTGTCTCCAGATGCGTAGTTACCACGGTCCGTGGTGAAGAAACTCGCATTGTCCATGAACTTGGTCCAGAATAGGTCGTTAATCTTGAGGCCGGACCCACGACCTAACTTCCACGGCACCGTCGTAATGGCTCCCAAGTCGTCGTTGATAATGTCCTGACGATCAATCGTCAGGATGAGCCCGTACGTATCAGCTTTGTTGGTGAACTTTTCAGTCCCGAGCGTACCGTGCTTCAATTCACCACCAGGAGCTACTAGCTCGTACTGATCGTTACCAATCAGCCGATAGCTTTCAACAGTCTTGAAATCAGGTACATTGCGAACGGCGCAAATGTTACGCCAAGTTCGCTCAACGGAGTAGAACCCGTCAAGCAAGTACTTATTGCTTACGGTCGTCAAAATCTCGGAAATATCAACCGTAGAGAAGGCGGCCTCCGCCTTACGACCAAAGGCATACTGGAGAACCGTGCGGTAGTCTCGAAAGTTGCGACCGGTGTAGCCATTGGCCCACGCAGCCTCCAGTAACAGCTCTTGAAGCCCGATACCACCACGGAAGCGCCGGCTCGCAGCTTCAAGGACGGGTTCGTCGTACATCTTTTCGACGTCACGTGCCTTGCCCGTCAGCATGCAAGCCGCTTCAAGGACCTTGCCAACAGGAAGGTCAGAAGTACGAACGTGAACTGCCGGAGCTTTAGGACGATCCTGCCGCATGACTTCAAGGGCCACACGACTGACGTCCCACTTCTCGGCAATGGCCTTAGCCTCAATCTCCGGAAACTTCCCAGCGCAGATTTCACGAATGGCTAAGATGCGTTCCTTCTCAGCACGAATTTGCTGATCCAGCGTAAGCTGAACATTCGGTTCAGCCGTTGCCGATGCCGCAGGATCAGCAGCTTTCACATTGCTAATGTCACTCATACTTGAACTCCTAATCAAATTCAACATTGCCGCTAAACGCATAGAAGTTGATGCATCAGCGCCAACGGCAACCACCGAAACTTCCCGTAACACAGACTTCCGTATATGGTAAAACGGGCCATCGTGCATTTGCCCGTTAACAGGTACCACGTGACCCTGCCGAACAAAAACAGCATCGAAAACCTCAACCCCAATCGACAGCTGCCACTCGGCACCTGCCTTGACTTGATCAACGATCCCTTTAGCTTGGTTTGACGTTGAGAGAATCGACCCCTCAACGACTAGCGCCCCATCCTTAACAGATGCCGTAACAACCCCCAAACGGGAGCTAGTTCGATTCTCATGATTGGCCAAGAGCGGTACTTTCTCTGGGATGGTCAACCCCGACAAATCAACAACAACGGGGTGATTCCAACCCGCCAAGTTCATCTTGCTTCCTGAATAGGCAATTCCCGTAACATGAACACCATCAGCAGCCGCAAGTACGAACATTGTTCCCGTAGCAGTCGTCACTTCACCATCATCCGGTTCTTCCTCCTTAGCAGGCTCAAACTCAATGGGCTTGAAATCATGCTCCTCCAACCAGCGCTTAGCCTCCTCCACCGTGAACTTGTCCGCATCAAATCGGATTGATTGAACTTCAGCACTGCCATCCTCCTTGATACCCCATATCACATGAATTCCTTCTCCGAACTTGTCGTTTTCTCGACGAAGTTCAACGTACTTGTCAGGATCGTTAATTCTCGCGGCATGTTCTCCCGGGTACGGCATATCTAGTCCTCCATAGCTATAGGCTTACTTGAACTAGAACCAACTGGCAGTCCCAACTCTTTCATCAGCTCAATTTCGCGAGCACGTTGATGAAGCTCGACTTCCCAATCCTTGCCCTGTCGAGCGTACTCGTAGGCCAATGTCGTTGTATGGCTTTCCAAGCGCTTGGCCTGAGCTTCGGCTTCCTTCAAAGGATCAACATGCTCATGGCCATCCCAAAACCAATTATGTGACCATTCGTCGTAAGTAGGGATTCCAGACGGCCATAAGTCTGGAATGAGCAAGGCTTCAGCCATAAACGCATCCAGAATCCGATCCAAGACCACATGCTCAAGATGGTCCTGCTCAACGCGTAAGTTCTTGTAATACGTTTGGTGGTCGAGACGTCCAGATGCGTAGTTGTAATTGGAACTATTGCACGCCGCAATGTTGTACGGCATGTTCAAGCATCGTGCTATCTCGTTCAGAATTTCGCGCTTGAATTCAGCATAGGTGGTCGTAGGTTGTTGAGCCTGCAATTGCTCCATTTTCCAACCACCTGGCATGGTAACCAAAGCCCGACTTTCCAGATGAATCGGTTCAAAAGGCTCAGCAGGATCAGCCTCGCCTCCAGGTGGCGCATCAGTATAAAGGATGCCGGCAAAGTCTGCCGCAGTCTCAGCAGCCGCAAGTACTGCTAACGTATAGCGCCGTAGCTGCGCGAATAGCGGGAGGGCGGGGGTAATGTCAGGGATTCCACGGACCTGACCGGGCCTGTCCATGCGGAACCAATGAATCACCGACTCTGCCGGCACCCGATCATACTCAAACGACCTAGGCCATTGACGATCGCCAGGGTGACAACGCAAAATGTGATACTCAACTGGATTACCGTATTCATCAAATACAATTCCATCGACAGTATTGCTCCCATTGCTCAAGTATGACAAGTCCGGCGTCGTAACCTGATCAGCCTCAATCAAACGAATGTCAAGCTTAACAGGAGTAGGTAAGCGTGGATTGTTAATCAGTAACGCAAAGGCCTCTCCATCTTGAGCCCTGGCCATGCGCATCGTACGTAATTTCTCTGCGAGACCGATGACCCGTGACCACTTGGCGAATTCCTTTTCAATGAGACGATTGACCTCAGGACTCTCGGTAAGCATTTGCAAACGAGGGCCGGTACCAATGCAATCGTTGGCCAAAGTCAAGACGATGCCACGAGCGTAACTGTTATTAGCTACCTCATAGCGCGCCCGCCTTCTCAAAATAGCACGAACTTGAGGACTATTAGCTGAACGTGCTGATAAGTCATCAGCAGCGGCCCAATGTCTCCTGTTCTCGTCGGTCGTCAGAGCGGAATCGTATCCAGCCCGGACCGGCCGGAAATACATCACTTTCGGCTTTCGTGTTAGTCGCCGAAACAGTTGACGTAACATCAAGTAGTCCCCGGTGGTACAAGCTTGTTGAAACGAAGCCCGCGTTTCGGTTTCTCAATCTCGGTTTTCATGATCAAGTAACGGTCGGCTTCAATAAGGTCACGCAAATTGTGCTGCGTTACATTGACATTGTCCACCGAGACCTGAGTGGGCTTCTCGGCGTTTCTCCGGATTACATTGCTAAGGTCGTTGCCGTTTGACATGGAACAGTCCTCCTTCTTTATCATTTATATAGAACGGAAATCGCTTATATAGAACGGAAATCGCTTCAGTCAACTACCCCATAGCTAAAGCTAGGGGCTTGCGCCTAGCCCGCTTGCGCGGGCTGGCACGATAGGCCGGTTGACAACGGCCCGCCAGCGGCAGGCATGCCACCGCTGGCAAGGTACTTCCGGGCGATGTTGCGCGCGGCGTTCAGATCCGAGTTGAGTTCGAAGCCGCAGGCCCGGCACAGAAACCGTGATTGGGAGCGTCGATTGGAGCGATGAACGTGACGACTCTCCCCGCTAAAGCGGGGAGCTTCCCAGAGCAC